GGGGTAGTGCTTCACGCGCTCCTCCGTTCCGAACTCCTTGGCATCCGCCGGGTCTTGCAGATAGATCTTGTTCCCGTTCAGGTGACACTCGCCCTTCATCCATCCGATCATCTCTAGGCTGGCTGGCTGCCACGTCTTGTAACCCGGTCGCGGCTTGAAGGACTCAGTCACCACGCACAGGCTGGGAAGGGATGTGTGGAGGACCCTGTGGAAGTAGTCGATGAATTGAGTCTGCGTGTACTCGTGCCACTCCAGCACCGAGATATCTTCAGGCCCGTACGCCACCGCCCGGACGACCCCAGTCATGACCCCAGGATCCACTGCCACGATCGTGACCATCCTGACCACCTTCTCTTTTACTTGCAGTCTGCCCACGTTCGGCCGATCACTGGAGTTGCCGTGATGGAGACCCCGTACTCCTCCTTGTCAACAACAGCGTTCATCACCTCGCGGATCGTGTCAACCGCCTCCACGACAGCCCACGCTGGCATCTCGAACAGCACTTCGTCGTGGACCGGCAAGATCATCCATTGCTCCAGACCAGCTTGTTGCAATCCAATCAACGCCATCTTCAGGATCTCCGCCGCATGGCCCTGCGTGGCCCAGTTGGGGAGCTTGCGGATCTCCTGCCGCCGCTTGAGCTTGAAGCGCCGGCCCGTAGGGGTGGTCACGTAGAAGCCCTCAGGGTTGAGCTTGTTGATCATTCCGGAGCCTGCCGACGCCACCGAGCGGTAGCGCGCCTGTAACGCCTTGAGGACCTTCACCGCCTGGTAGACATCCACCCGGGCAGTGGCCGCGATCGTCTCGACACCGCCGCTGTAGAGAGTCGCGTACATGGTTGACTTCAGGATCTGCCGCCGCTTGTCTGACTTCTGGAAGTTCGGCTCCTTGTAGAGGTCCCGCCCGAGCATCACAAAGAAGTCTTCGCCCTGCTCGTCCGCCAGCTGGAGCGTCTCCTTGAGCGCGTCGTCAAAGTTCAGGAAGGCCCACGTACGCAGCTCGATCTGGCCGTAGTCCGCCGAGACGATCACGTGCCCATCTCTGGCCTCCACTGCCTTACGCACCGTCAGGTCCCCAGCAGGGAGCTGCTGCAACGGGGGGTCAGCTACCGACATACGGGTGGTCCGCGCCTGGCACGGGTTGATCTGCGGGTGGATGCGGGCCGTCTCATCCAGTTGGTACCCAGAGGCTTCCGACATAGCAGCCAGATAATTAACCCGCGTCCGGTGGACATCTCGATACTCCAGTACAAGATCGGCAATGGGGTGATCGATCGCGCCTAGCGCGTCCTTGTCAACTGACAGCTGGCCGCCGGCCGTCTTCCGTGCGCCGGGCGGCATAACCCCAGCCAGCTGGAGCGCCTTGGCTACGCTCGCGGGTGCGGAGGGGGTGATGCTGTATTCCGACTGGAGCCGGGCAGCAATCATCTTCTCCCGCTCCACCAAGAGATCAGCTTGGTTGGCTAGGTACAGCCCGTTGACGGGTAGGCCGTTGCGCGCCATGGCCGTGCAGATGCTCGCTGTAGCGACCTCCGTCGAGTGGCATCCCTGCCACTTCACATTGCGCCGCCGAGCTTCGTACGTGTCCCACAGCGCCGCCGTGAGGCATGTGTCCAGCACGCCGTAGCCCACGTAGGGCCGCCAGTCCAGCGGGACAGTGGCCCAGGTCCAGCCGTTCTGCGCCATGCCTGCCTTGAGCCGCTCCTCGCCCGAGCCCGCCCACGGCCCGAACTCCCGCACCGCCAGCGGCTTCAACCGGCGGGTGTCATCAGACCAGTTGTCCAGGCCGGCCCAGATCATGCCGTCCTCCAGATGCTCGATCGGCATCCGGTAGCCCATCTCCCAGATGGCCCAGTAGTCATACGGGAGGTTCCACCAGACCTGCTTGACGCCGGCCCGGTCACACCACTTCAAAGCCTCCAGCGCGAGCCCGCGCCAGTCATCCCAGGGAACCGACCAGCCGCCGTCCGTGTCTCCAAACTGGAGAGTCCGAACCCGGAAGTCCGGGCGCCATTGCTGGAGCCCGGTGCCCTCCGTGTCAACCCCGACCCGCTTGCGTCCAGGGCGTGTCAACCAAGTCCAGAACTCAGTCACATCCGACACGTCGGAGACCATCTGGAAGGTCAGGTTGAACGGGTCGATCACTGGAAGCGCCGCTTCCGGATCAAGATAGTTGCTTCCTCCAGCTGCTGCCAGGCTTCGTCAACGCTGTGCGGAAGATCCTTACCCTGAAGGATCGGGAACAGCTGGCTGGCCTCCGTCCGGCTCAGCCCCGCCACCTGAGCGTAAGTCGCCAGCATCATCGCTACTAAGGCATCCACGTATGCTCCTAAAGATCGGGCCGGTAGCTCACGCTACCGGCCCGTACTGGTTGTTGGTGTTAGGACCAGTCATCATCTTTGGTCGGGGGATTGACAGCGCCGGTCATGGTGAGACCCTCGCCGCCAAGTTCAATGTCGTCGTCGTCCAAACTGATCTCCTGCTCCCCATCACCGAGGGTGCTGGCCCCGGAATAGTCGCCAGATGAGATAGCCGAGTCAACCCCGAGATTCTTGCGGAACCGAACCCGGTTCCGAGGCTGCCCCAGGTACTCGTCCTCATCCAGTCCGACCAGGATCTTCTGGCCGAGCATGTGCGCCGCGATCTGGTCGGCCGTAGGCCGCTCAGACTTGATCCACTCCTGCGAGGCACCCATAGCCTTGAGCCCCTGAGCGAAGATCCTCGCAGCCACCGAGTTTTCCGGCGACCACGTGAGCTGCTCAGAGACCTGCCGGCCCTGCTGAGGACCGTTCATGGCCTCCAGTACGACTTTGAAGCACTGCTTGCCACCCTGCGTAATGGCCGCCGTGGACTTAACCACGACCATCTCATACTCCCCTTTGGGGAGCGGCTTGCCTTCCAGCTCCTCCCCGAACGCCTCGAACTCGTCCGCGAAACTGAACTCACCGTCAGACATCTTCCTCCTTCCCTTCTCCCGTGCTGGCCGATGCATCTCCGATGGTTGACACGACGGCCGGCTCCGCCATCAGCGGGCCACCATCCTTGAACACCAGCTTGATCAATTTGGAGAACGTGGTGTTGCGCGCCGCGATCTCCGCCGTGCTCGAACCGGTCACCTGAGGCAACGTGACGATGGCCGGGATACGCCCACCCACCCTCTCGCCAGCCTCGATCCGACCAGGAAGGCGCCGCGTGCGAAGCTTACGCACCTCCTGGCCCGTCTTGTTGTCCGCCTCCACGAACAGATACGCCGTGACATCCATCAGGTACGGAACCACGGTGTTGAGCTGTCCCTGCAAGTGAGGCCGGAGCATACCGTCTCCGGTCTCCTTAGTCATGGCTGTGACTACCACGGCCTCCAGCGGGTGGTTGGCATGGAACGTCAGGTCCCGAAGGTCCCGCATGAACCCGCCGACAATTCGCAGTACAGAACCCCAGTCCTGAAGCTTGACCTGGTTACGTCCGGCCACGTCCTCGATATAGCGGTACTGAAGTTCCGAGATACTGTCAACCGACGCCGACCGGAACGGATGCTTCCCGCCGTGCAGCCAGTCAAACGTACGTTGCGCATCCTGCCACTCCCGGACCGAGACCACAGCCGTATCCCAGTCGGATGTCTTAGACCAGGATGGAGGGGGATCCCGTGGATCCCACTGGATACCCCTGATCGGCAGGAACCGCGCCGCGCTCTCTACATCGAAGTAGACACGGGGTGCTGGAGTGCTGGCAGCCAGTAGGCTCTTGCCCACTTTGGACATGCCATGCACGAGCATTGAGAGCGCCGGCTCCATCAGGCCCTCGCAGGAGCCTGCTGCTGCTGCTGCATGTAGCCGTTGGGAGTGTTACCCCCGTTAGGGCCGAACCACTGCTGAGGGGTGAAGACATCGTCATTGGGGTAGGGCGGGTGCGAAGGCTGCTGAGCCTGCTCAGCTTGAGACTCCTCAGCCCGCGTCATCCACTGACCGTTGGGCCAGCGGGTGAGCATCTCCGCCCGGGACTCCGAGCTGACCCGGTTGGTGTAGTTGACCAGCTCCTCAGCCGACGCCTGATCCTGCGTACGCATGTCAACCACGTTG